TTACTTTGTTATTGGGTCGAGCCTGCCTTTTTGGCTGTCGGCTTGTGATGCTTGGCCGCTAAAGTCTCCAGACTGTTCTGGTGCTTGGGTTTTTGCTGTTCCTGCTGTTACGCCCGGGTGTGTGTGGCTTGCGCATGTGTTTGCTAATGCGCTTACTGTTGCCATTAGTTCTGATAGTAGTTTAAGTACGTTCTCGCCTTCGCTGCCTATCCATGTTTTGGGGCTGCGGTGATCTTGTTCTTTAGTTGCTATTACTTTGCGGGTTTCGCATTGTAGGTCGGCTAATTTGCCGATGATGTCTTTTAATGATTCGTCGGTTTTGTTTTCAAAGTTGCCGTGTTCATCAATGTGCTGATATACACCTTCGCGTACTTGGGTGCGAGTTTCACCTTCTTTGATGGCGGGTAGGTCCCAACCAAAGGGTAATACGGTTCTAATAAATGGCTTATCGGCTCGGCCATAGGCAAAGCCAATTTCTACAATTGAATTAATAGCCGGTGGTTCTAATCGGCCTGCTTTGTCGCCTGCACCAGGCAATGGTAGTGGTACGGCTTGAAGTGGTTTTGATTTAGTGTCTGTTCCGTTTTCGTCAATGAGCTGAACGTTTACCGCATAGCGTGGGTAGAATGCATCGCTACCGCGCTCGCCATCATCGGTTGGCAGTTCTGGCAATGCAACTACTCTGCCCCAGCGTGGCAAATGTAATTGGCCGGTTAGTTCTGGAAACAACCGGCGCACAATTCTTAATATTGATTTTTCCATTGTTACCAACTTATCGTCATGTTTGTGCCTTTAAACTCAACAGCGGTTATACGCTCGCCGTTGGCTATTACGTTTGGCCGTATCATTGGGGCAGCGGGTATTTTTGCGGCTTTGCCTGATTGATGATCGGTCATTAGCTCGTTGGCTATGGTTACGGGTTTGTCGGACCAAAACGAATCGGCATAGCTGCCAACAAACACTTTGCCATTACCTTGTTGGTACCATACAAAATCGGCAATGCGAAATGCACGGCCGATATTGTTTAACATGGCATAGCCTGAGCTATCAGAGTAAAAACAGGGGATTGCGGTATTAGCGTAGGCTTTATCGGGTATAACAAACTCAATGCCTGTTTGTGCTGTGATTTCGTCAAGCACTTGGCGCATAGTTGGATGGCGCAGCATTACCGCTAAATTGTAAGCAAGTGATGCTGACCATTCACGGCAAAACAGTGTGTACCAGCCATTTACGGCGGGCATTACACGTTCAACATAACCGTTAAATACGCGGTCGACCATATCGCCCCAACCTAAATCAACCGCAACCGGCGCTAACTTAGCAACGCTTTGGTTAACGGTTATTTGGCAGTTGCCTGGCGTTGATGCTTGCAGCACTATCCAATGGTCTTTCATATCAACTTTGTCATCGTTGATATAAGCGCGAGCAATAAAACGAGCATTGGCGGTTGTCATTACACGGTTCTCAACGATTCAAAGTTTTTTTGTAGATGATCACCAATATTTGCATATTGCACCTTACTTTTACCGCCCTGTTGGTTGGCTTCGGCTTGTGGTGTGCGTTCTTCTACTTTTTGCGGTACTGAGCGATATTCAACAAGCGTAAAACTAATCGCCCATTGGCGGGTGGTTTGTTGCTCTACTGCTTCAATTTTGCTGCTAAAGCGCACTTGCTTAACACCCAGTGCACTGGCCGTATTGTTACTAATGCGATAAATAGCCCGCGCACCACTTTCGGTGGCTTCCGCCATGTTAAACAATCCCGCTAAATGCTCAGCTTTGTTAAATGGCAATAAACCATTAACCGACAGCGTTTTAGCCTTTATACCCGTTTCGGCTACGTCGGTACTTGAGCTTTGCCCGCTTGCATCTTCGCTGGCAAGCTCTTGGCTTGCCGTAATGCGAAGTGACTTAAGGGTTATTGATAGTGAGTTTAATGTAAGCATAACAAGCTCAATAGTTTCCTAGTTAGTCGAAAATGCGTCATAACATCCGTTGTTCGGTGCGTAAATTAACTTCACATGCATTTTCCCTCGAGTTATATCTCCAGCTTGTCTCGCGCCAGCTCTGAAAGTTTGCATGTACATTTTTTTATGCCTTGCCATATCATTAACCCACACGCCATCTCTTTTGGACGTTTTTGCCACATTAAACCCTTGCATAGACTCGGTTAAATTTGGAAATGTGACTAACATAGCTACATCGCCCGAAAGTTCATCTCTTAAAGGGTTACTTATATTGTATGGTGTCCCCCAAAATAAAACTTGATTAGCTAGATTGTTTCCTACAACCCCTTGTTCTCCATCCAAGTAATAGTTTTCACCTGATGAGAAAGAAACATTATTACACCAACCATTGAGCGCACCAGAAACTCCACCGGCAATACCCCCGCTAGCTGTCCACATTTGGGTGTAACCATTAGCACTAAAAATATCTTTCAACCATTCAATACTATATGACTGGTTATATCCTTCCGCCGTGTAGGTTTCTGTTAGCGTAATATTAGCAAAGGCGCCTTCATCATCAGGGTGGAACAACTGGCTTTTATGTTTTAACTGAATCATATATCCAGATCTAAGCCGAGAATATCCTCCATTGCCATCCATCCAGTCCTCCTGCTCCACACCATCGATAAAGAGCTGGAAGCTATCAACATTTTCATAACCGTGTACCGAACCTATAAAAGGTGTGCTAGCACCCACATTAGACGCTAAGCGAAAAGCTAAAGCATAAGTCGTGGCTGAATCACTGACCCTATAGTCCTTCGATTTACTTGCAACCAATTCCGGGTAATCTGTTGTATTACCTCTGTAAATTTTATCCGGTAAAGCTGCATTAAACCTAAGTCCAGCGTTAGCATTTATATAGCATCTAAATCCAGTTGAATTCGGATTTTTACCATTAGTAACTGTTACTCTTATTGTATGCTCACCGTAAAATAAACCATCAGCCACTTCTGTACTTTGAGAGCCAGCGTCACCATACATATTAATATCACTCACAAGGTTTGCAGGCTTTCCATCAATTGTAATAATTGCAGAGCCTGCATTCGTATTTCTAAGCCAGCTTATGCGTGCCGCAGTCCCTGTGAATTTCCACTCTATGTAATCACCACTAACATCCGAGTATTCGTAAATACCGCTTTGTATCCAATCGCCAACTTTATGAGCATCATTAATACCTAAATTAATTCTTGGCGTGATTTCTGAATGGTTAATTTGTCTCTGTAAATAAGGACGGTTAAAGAGTGGCCCATCAAATTGCTCTTCTCCTCTGTCGTATCGGTAAACAAAACGATTGGTAGGTAAGTTAGATGGTTGGTATACATAAAAGCGCGTCAAAGCATCTTCTCTTACAAAAATAAGCTTTGAGGATGTTGGACTTAATGCGTTCGCAACTTCAGTCCAGCCATGATTTTGGGGTACTCCCTTACGCCTAAACCTTTTGTTTATTAAATCTTTATTTAAGTTAAAAGCATCTAAGGAGGCGGTTATTTCTGATACTTCCTCTGGAATATAAAGACGCTGTAACTTTGAGTAATCCCCTTTGCTAAGATGTAGTTCAGTTGGCTTCTTATTTAATGCAGCTTGAATTGCGGGCGTAGGGTCTGCTAGCCCATCTAAAATAGCGCCGCATTTATTTGTTTTTAATACTTCATCATATTGCAATAATAGTGAAAAATTATCATTCAATAACTCCAGATCCACAAACCCATCAACTATTTTCTTTTCACTTACTAAGTACACTGCATTAGTGTCATCAACTTTAATTAGATCGCCTAATTTAATACTGCCTTTATCAGCATTTTGCATCATTGCAGTTGTTTTAAATTTTCTTGTATATATTTCGTTATGAGCTGCATCTTTATTATTTTTATGTAATTCAATTTGTTCTTTTAACCCATTTATATTTCTCAGGTTTTCAACTCTATCTGAAGTAGTTATTTTTGCTAATTTAAGTACATAATGATGAACACCATTCGTATCTATATAATCGTCCATTTCGGTATTAGACACAGTAAAAGCCACTTGTGGTGTCCACGTGCTAGATGCGTTGCCATCAAAATACGCATCTACATATACAAATTGTGGGTAGCTTTGTAGTGTTAAAGTGTGCTCTTGTTTTAGCTCTACGCGCAGGCCGCTTACGTAACCTACGCCGGGTGTTACGCTAAATGTATTGGCGGTTGAGCGCGGTACTACTTTAAAACCATCATCAATAAACCAGTCTTTGCCGTTCATGTCGCTTGCTAGCTGGCGGGTTAGTTCGTCCATGCCGCTTAAGCGGGCGCTAAAGTCTAACTGCCATGTTTCGGGTGATACGCTAATACCTGCTAAGTCGGCTATGCCTGAGTACTCAATACCAAAGTTACGGTTTAGTGTGTTACCGGCACTGCCTGGCGCGGTAATTGTTTTGGCAACAGTTGGTACATGGCTAATGGCTACTAATGTTTGATTTACTGACGAGTACAACCCTACCCAGTTAAATTCAAACGGGCCCGTAACGCTATCAAGTACGGTTGAATAAACAACTACGTTGTCGTTAATACGGCCTGTTTGCTGCACGTTTTGTTGGTGCACAATAGAGCTGGTTGGAATGCCTTCGTTGCGGTCAATTTCGGCGGCTGGGTCTTGCCCTGTTACGTTTGCAAAAATAAACGTATCAATATCTAGCTGCTGGTTTGCTTGTGCTTTGGTTGCAAATAACTTTTCGCCGGCAATGGTTATAACTTGTGCCATGGTTTAATACTCCTGTTTAACATTAGCGACGGTAAATTCAGCATGGCTGTCCATCGTCATAAATCGGGTTGCTGGTAATAAATTGGTGTTAATTTTGGCAACGGTGTAATCGCTGTCGCCATCAAAGTTTTTAGGGGGCGCAGCTAGTGTTTGCTTGGCAATGGTTACGTACTCGTAACGGCGTGTTGTTCGGCCATACTGCCTACACAGTGCGCTAATTAGGTTTTGGCGCTCGCCTAAGTCTGCATCGAGTAGCTGAATACTTACTACATCCCAATCGGTTGTGCTCATGCGCTCATCTATTGTTACCCATGGCATGCCGAGCTTTTCAAACATATCTAGCCAGCCGTTTTTGCTGCCTGCGCCTTTGGCAAATGGCAGCGCGTATTTAATACGGGTGCGATACATTAGCTCGGTTTCGTTGGGTATTTGCGTTATGTCGCGCTCCCATGCCAGCAAGTGCACTAGCTCTAGTTCGGCGGTCATTGGGTCGAGCTGTTTGGCTGGCCATGCGAGTATGTCGGCTACGCGTTGCCAGTAACAAATTGCTCCTTGGCGTAGTTTGTCTAGCTCGCTTTTTGGGCGGGCTAGCCAGTACGGCATTTTTGTTAGGGCTTGCCAGTTAATGTTCATTACGCATTACCATTATTTACGCTAAGGGTGGTTAAACGTGGCACGTTGTTTTGGCTGGTTATATCGCCTTGGCCCCAGCTTAATGAGTCGATTCCTTCAAACTCGCGGTGCAGCTCTTGGCCTAAACGGCTAAAGCTAAAGCGGCTTGCGGGTAACGTTCGGGTGGCTGCGTAGTTGGTGTTTTCTCTAAATGCGCTGCGTATAAAGTTTTCAACGTTTGTTAGCAATGCAGTTACTTGGGTTTCGAGCAAGTAGCTGTGCGGGTAAACCGTTAGCTCAACATTTACGTTTACGCCTGGCATGGCGGCTACTAGTAAATCGTCGCCGTGGCCATGAAAACCTTTTTCCATTACGTATTCGTTTAAATCGCTAATAAGTGCGGTCGATGGCTCGCCAGTGTCGAGCAATATAAATGCGTTGGCCGTGCCTGGGCCTCGCGGTGCATCGTGTTCAAAAAATATGTTGTCGGTATTTAAGCCCGAGCGCGCAGTTAGCATGGCGCGGTAAACTGCGTCAATGTGCCACGGGGCGGCGGCCGTAAATGCGTTGCGGGTGCGTAGCTTTAAATCTTGGTTTGTTTCGGCGTCTGCGCCTAGTACGTCTAGCCAGTCGTCGGCATTAATTGCGCTGCCAATACCGGTAACCGACTCGGGTAAAATATGGTAATACCCTGTGCCTAGGTTATAGGCCGCGCCTGCGTGCTCTGCTATTACAGGCACTAATACGCTGGTTTGGTTTTCGGGTAATATTACGTCGTTAATGGTTAGCACACGGTAAACCGTGCCGTTTATGGCATCGGTTTGTATTACGGTACCGGCGCTAATTAATAGGCTTGGCCCTGCATTGGCGGCGCGGTTAAAACGCACTTTGCCTTGGGTGCGGGTTTCGCTTTTACGGGTTAGGTCGTGCTCCCACGCTTTGGCTTCAATAAATTCGCTATCAGTGGCGGTTTGTAAAAACAGGTTAGGCAGTATGGTTTCAATTAAAACCTTGTTTACTAACCATGTGGCAGGTTTTGCCACAATGGCGCTTATTAGTCGCCAAAAAGGTGAGTACGGTGAGTCGTTGGCAATAATGCTGCCTTGGGCGTCTACTTCTTGTTTAAATAGCGTTTTCCACCCGTCTTCTGTGGTAGGTATACCCGCTTTTTCTACAATGCGCTTAAAGTTAATTGTTGGGGTTAGTTCAGCCATTATTGCGCCTCTATGATCAATGATGAAATAGCGCCAAACTCGATAGTTTTAGCATGTACCCACCACTGGCCGTGTTGGTTTTGGTTTTGTTGTACTTGCACTGTGCCTGGCATAATGCGCACGTCGTCTTCTACCAATAGTTTTATTTGGGTTTGGGTGTCTTGTGTTGTGCCAGTTCCTCGGTCGCTTACTAATAAGTTTGCAAGGCCGGTCTCTAAAATGGCGTGCACTATGTCTTGGGCTATTACGTCACGATCAGTTAAATAGGTTGGGCTGTTGCCTGCGTCTAACACCACATCGCCGTGTTTAATATGTAGGTCGCTGTAAATACTCATGACTGCATTTCCACAAAGTTCATAAAGTTAGTTTCGCCCTTAGCTGGGTACACGTTAACCGTGCCAACGCTGGTTGATTTTTGTTGGTTGGCGTTGCTAATTTGCTGCGTAATACCGCCTTTTTCGGCTTTACTTCTGATTGGCTCTATTGCGTCAATGGTTGATGTGCTGGCGTTAGAACCTGAGCTTATTAGCTCTACGTCTACGCCTGGCAACATGTTTATTTTGTCTATCCACCAATTTAGATAGCTAGTAAATAAGTTTTTAACGGTTGACCAAACAGAGGTAAACACGCCTACAATTGCTTTTATCCAACCCCATTCGCCCATAGTGGCTTTTAGGTCGTCCCAGTAGTAAATTAACGCACCAACGGCGGCTATTGCTAAAGCTATGCCCGCTACTATTAGTAAAATTGGGTTGGCGTACATAACAATGTTAAGTGCCAGCATTGCGCCTTTTAAAATCGCTATTGACGCTGTCCATGCTGCACTTATCCCTCTGCCAATCATTGTTGCTGTATTCCATGCGGTCATGGCCATAGTTGCACCGCCCATAACTACTGAAATTAGCCCGCCTGCTGCTATAAAACCTAATATGAATACGGCTGCGTAACCTATCCATTTTGTTAAATTAGGGAATGCTTCGGTAAACCACACAACGCCAGTTCCCATGTCGGCAATTAGGCCTACAAAGTCGTTAAATACCGGCAGTATTGCGCTGCCCCATGCGGCGCGTATAACATACCAACTTTGGCCAAGGCGCTCAGTTTGGTCGGTCATTGCTTGCGCCATTTCTTCGGCTTTTTCCATACCAAAAACATTACCCAGCTCGTTTATTGAATTACTTAGGCCGTTAATGTCGTTCATGAGTAGTTTTATGGTGCCAACGGCTTCGGCTGATCCAAATGCTTTTTTAAGCTCGTCGCCTTCGGCTACGTCTATGGTTTCGCCGTATTTACCTTTTATTTTGTTTAGTATGTCGATTATTGGCAACATTTTGCCTTGGCTGTCGGTAAAGCTTAGGCCTAGCGCGTCTTGGGCTTTGCCTACTCCACCTAAAAACGATTTGTATTTTGTGCCCGCTTCACTGCCCGACATGGTGGCTTGTAAAGTACCAAGCACCGCCATTTGCTCGCTCATGCTTATACCGGCGCTGGTTGCCTCTGCACCAATGGCGGTAAACGCGCTCGACATTTCAGTACCTGTGGTTTTAAACGCTTGTACTGCGGTTGCGGTCATGCCGGTTAGTTGTTCTACCCATTCGCCTTTGCCCATTTCGTTGGCTTGGTTTTTAAAAATACCGTACATGGTGCCCATGTAATTGGTAATAGTGCCTGCGTCTGATTTAGTGGCCGTAGCTAATACGTTACTCGATAGCGTAAATGCCGATAGGTCGGCATCGTTAAGCCCGGCAATGGCACTTTGTATGTCGTAACTCGATTTAACAAATTCGGTAGACGATTTGCCGTACTTAAGGGCAAATTCGTATGATGTATCGGTTAGTTGCTTTAATGCAGACTCGCGCACACCAAGCGAGCTTACTTCGCCCAGTGCGCGGTCCATTTCTATGGCTGGCATAAGTGCGTTTTGTAGCGCATAACCTGCGCCCGCAATACCCGCAACGCCCGACGCCATTTTCATGGTGCCGCGTTGGTAGTCGTTGGTTAACCCATTAAGGCTACTGCTTATTTTGGCAATAGGCTTAGTAATTTGGTCAATCATTCCAACGGTAAACATTAGCGACTGCGGTAAACTCATTTACTTGCCCCCAAAGGCTTTGCACACTGCATTGGTTATTATGTTTTCTAGGTTTTCGCGCTGGTTTTTATACAGCCAACCGGCGCGGGCTAGGTTTTGCTCGTCGTCTTGCTCATGTGGTAAAAAGTGACGACGTAAAATAAATAGTTGCTCTAGCTGATTCGAGTCGATTGAATCAATCAGCCCTTCTATTTTTTTACGGTTATTTCCAGCACTGGTGAAAACTCTGTTTTAAGCATTGATGCTATTTGCAGCTCTGAGCCTGGCGAGCTTTCAAGTACTTTTTTAAGTTCTTCTTTTTGCTCGTCGCCAATGGTACGCATAACCATGTTGTGTGATGCTGCGGTCATTGAGCCGCCACGCGCTACCGAGTCTACAAAGTCGCTGTGGTCTTGCACTGTCATGTTAAATTTAAAGTCGGTGCCTGCGATTGTTAATGTAATTGTTTGTTTCATGGTTATTCCTTAGATTTGGTTAATAGTTTTTCGAGTGTTTCAAATCCGTCTTTAATACGGCTTTCCATACGATCGGTTAATTTTTCAAAGTCGGTTTTAGTGGCGTACGTTTCGGCCACATGGGTTTTGTGGTCGCTTAGCTCTTTGGCTGTTGCTTTGTGGGCGCTAAATAGGCTCACTAACAGCGGCACTAATATGGTTAGCACTAGGCTAATAAATGCAATGGCTACCATTATCCAGTCGGCTACTTCTTTCACTTGGCTACTCCTTTAATTTTTTCTATTGTTCTTAAACTTGCTAGGCCAAGTAATGCGAGCGTTAATTCCATCATTACGTCGGTTGGTAGTTCTGGCGTTCCGGCCTCTGGCATAATCCATTGCAAAATAGGGTTAATTAAAAAGGTAAACAAAAAGCCAAAGCCACATACCCACAGCAAAAATGGGCGTGCACCTGCCACAAACATTGAGCGATGCTGCGCTGATAATGTATTTGCTAAGGCCTGCATTAACATGGGCTTTTGCTTTATTTCTAGTAGGTCGTTGCTTAGCTGCTGGCGCTCTTCGTCTGATGTGAATAACGCATCGCCCGCTTTGCCAATTGCTTCAATTGGGTTTGTACCTAATATTTTAGAAAACCAGCCCATGATCAGTGCTCCTTTACAAATTAACTACGCGGTGTAACCACCCGTAGGTGTATTTTTCTTGGCTTTCGTCATTGGCGGCTATGTCAATTAAAAAGCTAATGCGTTGCCCGCTAACTGCGCGGGTTAATACGTTTAAACCGTCGTTTTTTCGGGCTGCAGCATAGCTATTTAGCGCCTTAATGGTGCGGCTGCCAGTTATGCCATCAACTACCAAGTCGGGGTATAGCGTTTGGCACTTATTAAGTACGTTAAGCGCCTTTTGCAGTGCTTTACCTGCGTTTAACACGCCTGAGTTAACCGCAAAATCGAATAGCTGCTCTGTTAATGCTTCGCTCAATTGGCTTACACCGCTTAGCTTTAGTGGTGCCCAGTAGCGCTGTTCGTGAATTAAAAATGCTGTGTGGTACGGCAAGTCAACCATTGCAGCGCTGTAGCCATAGTTACGGGCTACCGCTTTGGTAATGCCGTACATGGTTTCGCCGCCGCGGTCGGTTGGGTCGTTTACGTAACCGCCTTCGCGCTTTATTAGCTCGCCTATTAACCTAATTTTTAATGCATTCATTTTGCTACTCGCTTAACGATTGGCACGGTACACAACGCTGTACACCTGCAATGGCACGTTGCCGCGCTTTTGGTATTGGGTCGCCGCAATCAATGCAGTCCGTTGCACTGATCACGCGGCTGTTGTTAAGTCCGTTTAGGCGCTGATCAACAAAGTGTTTTTCAGCGCGTTCCTGTGCAAGCACTAGGCGGTCTAGATCATCCATTTACTAACTGCCTTTTTATTGCACTATGTTTTCAATTTCGTCGGGGCGCAGATACGGCACACCGTTAATGTTTACAAAGTCTGGGCTGGTTACATCAAACGGAATTTTAAACAAGCTGGCGCTGCCGCCTTTTTTGTCTATGTCTAAAATGTCGCTTAGTTTAATGCGGCAACCAAAGGCTTCTACTTTCATTTCGTCTTGGCTGGTTTTTGCATAAAACATAATGTCGAATGTTTGCATGCCACGCCATGAACCGGCGCTTTTTGCCGCATTTGATATAAGCGCAAAGTTACTGGCATTTACCGATAGTTCGCCGCTGGCCTATACGTCGCCATCTACTGAGCCGTCGGGTACGCCGCCCGTTTGGCTTACTGCGCTGTTGTCGGTAATGGCCAGTGATGCCGTATCAACTTGAATCATTATGTCGCCCAAGTTCACGTTAAAATTCATTCCTGATAAACGCATGTTTATTGCTCCTGGTTGCTGCTTAAATCAAGCATGATGTTTACGGTAATTTCTTTAGGGCTGTTGTATGGGCGTAGCACCATGTAAATAACTACGCTTTTATTGCTGGTCCATACAATGGTTATATCGCCTTCAACCGGTGGTTTAATTTCGCCGGGGAACTGGGTGCCTAAAATGGTGGTGCTTTTGCTCATGTCACGCAGTGGGCGCATAAAGTACGCTTTGTTTAGCTCAATGCTATTTGGCGTTGAGTTAAGGGCGCGGTTTGCTACACGGCGAATGGCTAGCACGCGCACTTCGCGACTGGCTTTATGCACTGGGCGTAGATGCTCTAGATATTGGTAGTCGCCGCCTGCTGCGTCTAGCGTTTGGGCGTCGCTCCAATAGGTGCCTTCAAAATCGCTATACCATTGCGGTACGCTCATGCGGCTGTTGGCTAGGGTTTCTAGTGTTGCAAGTGTTAGCGGCTCGCCTGTGCTATCAACCGGTGCTGCGCCTAGGCCTAATACACTGCCTGTTGCTACGCGCATTGGGCTGTCGGCAATACTTACGCTGCGGTCGCATAATCGCCCTGCTAATACGCCTACGTTATTACCGTGTAATTGCGGTACGGGTACCACTAAATGCGCGTCAATATCGGCTTGCAATGCAATGGTTGCGGCTTCATACGTTGACCATGTTTGTGTAGCTACATCAATACCTGGTACGGCAACCAATGCCGATACAAAACGGCCTAATGTGGCTTGCAATGATGTTAGTTTGTCGTGCAGGTCGGTTAGGCTGGCGCTGGTGTTTTGCTCGTTGCACACAACAATCATTTCAAAGCTTTGCACTTCGTTGGCGCGGTCAATTGCATCAACAATGGTCTCGGCTTCGGCAAGTGGGTAAGCCGCTGCAGTCCAGTTTTGGCCGCCGTTTAATTGCGCTGCAATAAGCTGATCGCGCAGTGGGCTGTCGGCAAATGTTTTATGTAAATCGGTTTGCGCGCCAACGCTAAACAATTGGCTTTCTTCTTCTACTGAACCAGCACGGCCAACAAACAAAAAGTGTCGTTCAACACCTTGGATGTCGCCTTGCCCTAAATTCAGATTGTTAACTTGCACTTTACCTAGTGACATTGGGTTATCCTCGTTTATTGAGTTGGTTTAAAATTTGTGCCAATTGCGCTTGCACGTTTTGCGGTGTGTCGCCTAAAAACGGGCGTGCTTTTACTGCTATTGGCCAGCTTTTACGGCTTTTTTGGCCGCGTAATTTACTTAAAACTAAGGTGGCTTTACCGTGGTTTAAGTTGGCTGTTATTTCTTTAATTGTGGCGCGGCGGTAGCCTTTGCCTTTTGCTCTGCGTACTTTGTAACCTTCGGCCGATAGCGCTTTGGCTTGGCTGCGTGTACACGGTGCTTTGTAATTTGGTTTGCCATGAATACGTGCCATGCGGTTGGCGGTCATTTGCTCGGTGCCACCTTCTTGGTGCAGTGCAGCTATTCGCCCAGTAAGTGCATTTTTATGTTTTAGCTCTAGGCGTTTACCCGCTTTTACGTAGGGCTCTAATGTTTTACCCATGCGCTTAAGCATTTTGGTTTTTTTGCCACTTTCGCGTGCTGCAAACTTATTGCCCTTTACCGTGGTTTGGGTGCGTACGCGTTGGCGCGCCAGCTTACGTTCGTAGCGGCCAAGCGTTTTTAATAAGCGAATGCGCTTGTTGTTTGGCAATGCTAGTAACTGCAATTGATGCTTTGCACTTAATGCTTGTTTGCTGTTTGGGGTGATCACTAAACTCATGGTTGCCCCTTAATATCTACGTTTACGTCTTCGGCTATGCTGATTGGCGCTAGCGATACGTAATAATTTTCGCCATTAAAAAACACCGGGCCGTTGTCGGCGGGTATTAGTTCTATGTCGTCAATTAGTTGCACGTCGATTAACACGGTGGCGTTGTCCTTGCTCACTACGTCAATGTCTATTTCGGGGTCGTCTAGGCCGTATTCGTCACGCGGCCATTCGCTGTCTATTAAAAAGGCGCTTACCATGGCGAGCAAGTTGTACGGGTTTACGCGCCTATGCGGAAAATTCTCGATAGCAATTACGGCGGTGTGTTTCCATTTAGCAACTGCGTAACCGTCTTGACCACGGTCTTGGTTGTGAATTATTAGCGTGCCGCGCTCTTGCCAGGCGTCTATGTTATTGGCGTGAATTGCGCCCTTTAAGCTGCTGTGCAAAAAGTTGGTTAGCTGCTGCAATTGGGTAATTGTTTGGCTCATAGTAGGTGCACTCCGGCACGGCCAAGGCCAAGCAATAAACGTATGCTGCGGTTAGATTGCGCGAGTATGGCGTCTTGCTGATCAACGTCGTCGGCTTTGTTGTTGCCTGCGTCTTTTTGGTCAACCGATGAAAAGTAGCCCATTAAATCTGAATGCGAACGGGCATACACGGCACCACGGTAAACGCTTTGCTGTGCGGTATTAAAGTTGGGCACGGCGTTAGTTAGGGTGAAAGCAACGTCCGTGTTTTCTTTCATAATGTATTTTAGTAACTGCTGTTGTACTTCGAGCGCGCTGCGGTTGAGCGAGTCGGCTATTACTGTTTCTTCGTAAAATTCGGGTATGCGGCGATGTGCGCGAAACTCGCCGGTGCTTAATGCTGGCCAGCCGCTGGTTTCATCTATTGCAATGCTGCTTTGTGCTGTTGCTTCAAATCCAAATGACATACCGCATACCTTCTACAATTTGGGTTCAGTGCAGTTAGCGTCTTAGTGGTTTTTAACGGTCGCCCGTTAAACACTCGGCTAGTGCACTGGAGGGTTGGGAGTAATGGCTATTACTGGGCGTTTAGCTCGGCAATAGCTCTTAATCTCATGGCTATTTTGTTTCTTACTGTTTTTACTTGTGCGTGTTTATGTAGCTCTGCTGCTTTGGCTAAGTAGCCGTCGGCCTGCTGTAGCCTTTGCACGTCGCCAACCGTTGACGGGCTAATGTCGCCGTTTTTGCTGCGCAGTAACGCAAGGCCCGCAAACTTGTAGTACTTAGCCGTAACTTGCTCAGGTAATTTCCAATGGTTCGCAACATTGCTGAACACTTGGCCAAAATACGGTTCAATACTGCTTCCTTTTTCTGCTTGGGTTTGCGCCCAATCAAAAACAGTGTCGGCAATAAAACCAGGCCACTTGCGGCGTATGCTGTTAGCCATGGGCTGATTGCACTCAATGGCTGTAAAAGCAAACTCAAGGCCACGGCCAAGGTCGTTAATATCAAATAGCCAAACAGTGCAGTAAGCAAAAATCGGGTTGTCATTGGGCTTTCCTTCTTTTATGTTTGCTAAATGCTGCTCAACAATGGGTAACCACTTGGGTAATAGCACGTCGCGTTTATGGGTTATTTTGTCGACGCGGCGCGCAAAACCTTTTAACCGTTTTAAGTCGTCTTCTAATTCAATTAGCTGTAAATGTAGGCTTGGGGCGTACTGCCCTGAACCCGTTACACTTACTTTTTCGAGCTGTTTTTTTGCTTGGTTTTGCTCTTTGAATTGGAGGATTTTGGCGCCGCCGACGGCTTTTTTAGCTCTTTTACCGTTTCGGCCAAGTCGCTATTTGCGTTGTTAATGTCGTCGGCTTGGTAAGCTAGGTCGCTGGCTGCGTCGCTTGCTTGTTCTGCGGCGCTTTTAATGTCGCTGGCGGCACTGCTTGTTTGCTCGGCGCTATTGGCAATAGTTGCGGCGGCGTCGCTTGCATGTTCAATGCTTTCGTTTAGCTCGTCGGTTGCATGTTCAACGTTTGAAACATCGATGTTTTCAATATTGCCTTTATCATCAAGGGTGACGTCTGCAACGGCGGTTTTGTCTTCGCCTGGCGCTGCAGGATCAACACTCATGTTTACATTAAAAAAATGAATGTTTTGGTCAACGTATTGTTGCGCTGTTTCAATGGCTTTTGATTCGTCGCAACCCAGTAGCTGCGCTAGCAATGTAAGCGCCGTTGCAGGCTTTACTTGCTGATCACTTTGCTTGGCTTTTTCTGCTAGCTTGCGTTTTTTAAAATTAGCAATGGCGCTCATGGCTCTATCCTATTTTTAATAATATGGTTTAAATGCTAGGCGGTTAGGCCTAGCAATGCGTTTACCAGTCGCGCTTAAGCTGCTGGCGCGGCGCCAATGTTCATGTTGGCTTCGTCGATTGCGGCATACGCTTCAAACTCTTCAATTGCGTAGCCTTCGTTACGCCAGTACTTGTCTTCATACTGCTTGCGGTCTTCAACGTTTTCAGACTTACGGTGTGATGTGCCGCGCTGTGTATAAATATGCAAGTTGCTTAGCATAGTTACTGCAATGCGTTTGCCCGGGAAGAACGGCGGCGTATATGCACGCATGCCGCCAATGTTTTTATCCATTTGCTGAGCGGCCACACGTTCGCTTGGCTTGTCAGCTTGGTTCATTAGCTTTGTTTGCGCTGTGGCCGTTAAGTCGCTGCCAACCAATACAACTAGGCGCGGGTCGTTACGCAGTGATGGGTGAATAAGCGTATTTTTAAGCTCGGTAACAATGGCATCTAACGTTTTGTATTCACCATCTTTAAGCGCTTCGGTTGCGTCTGGATTAAAGTAAATAGGGTCAGTTACTATTTGTTCTGGCGCTTCTTCTTTAACGATTTGATGCCAGCCTTTGTTTACGTCTTCGCCCAATGGGTTTGCAACTGGGTCTGATGTAGCGGCGATTGATGTACCATTAAAACCAACGCGCAGCATGTCGAGTGCAAAGCGGTGCGTTGCGTTGTCGTTCATTTTTTTCATGAACTCATTTTGGTTGCCGGCATTACCCCATGCAGACAAAAGCGCCCATGGAAGTGCTGAACATGAATCGGTTTCTGTAAGCTGGTATTTAAAGCCGCCAACGCCTTGATCCGATGTAAAACGCCCACCGGCTTTGCGACCTGTCGCGATACCGTAGTTACCTACTTTTACTACTTGGCCACTTAGCTGATCGACTGGCATAGTGCTGATCATGCGCAGGAATTCGACCGACTCTAAAAGCGCGGAACGTAGTTTGGTTTCCATTGGTGCTGTTACTGCAAACTGTTTAGTTACGTCTTCAACACCGAATGTTTTGGCTAGTTGCGTTGAGTATTGTTTTAAAAACCCAGCGGCTATTTGATTTAAGTGCATGCGTTATCTCGCTCTGTTATGCATTAATAAAGGTAAACGTGGTTAAGCGTTTGTTTAAACCAGGCTTACGGTTTCGCCGCCAACTGGGTCGGGCTCTTGGCCGTTTTGCTCTTGGCTAAGGGCGTTAAATTTGGTTTCTATGCCATCTACTTTTTTGCCAAAGCCTTCCATTTTGTCCATTAGCTGGCTAAATTGCTCGGCGGTTACGCCTGTTGCTGGCTCTGGTTTAATTTCTGGCTCTGGTGTTGGCTCTGGCTTAACTTCTGGTTCTTCTGCTGGCTTGCTGAATTTAGTTTCAAGGTCAGTCACCTTGGCATCTAATCCTTCAAACTTGCCCATTAGGGCATCAAACTGTTCTTTGTTCATGGGTTCTTCCTCGGTGGATGGCTCTTGCTGATCGGCTGGCTGCTGATCGCTAGAAAATAAACTAAATAGTTGCGCCATTAAGCTTTGCGCTTTGGCTTGTTTGCTATTTGGGGCAGTTGGTTCGCTATTGGTGGTAATAAAGTCACTGTGTTGTAGCGCTTCAAGTTGGCTATATTCGTGATTTACTTCGTTATCACCAATAGAGAATTTTAAGCGGCTGGTGCCTGAACTGGCTGGCGAGTCGGTAACGGCAAGGCCTTGTAAATAACAGCGCCCTTCGCTTTTGTAGTCGGGGTTTGGCTCAATAGACATAAACAGCTTTTGGCCGTCTTTGTTGGCAGCTAGTAGGTAGTCGTTAGCGGTAATTTTTACAAACAGGCGCAATTTGCCATCTTTTTTAGCGGCTTTTACTTCGTCAACTTGGCCCCAGTTTTTGCCCTCGGTTGGGCCCCAGCTTGAGCGGAAATGTTCTGGCCAAATAAGTGCTGTGTATTCGTCAACTGAATACGATGCGGCCATGTCGTTAATCCATTCTTTTGAAATAATGCGACCGTCTACCGTTGCGCCTTCTGTTGCTGCAATTACCCAACCTGTTTGCTTTGCCATTAGTTTGCCGTGTGCGTTACTGAATATTTAAACGCAGCATAGCCATAAAAAAAGGGCTGTTCACCTAGTTAGCTTTTTGTAAATTCCTATATTGGGGTTTTAGGAAACATGAGTATTTTTAAGCGGTTATAAGCTTGTTGTAAATGAATACACTGTACGCAGTTATCATTTTTATGAGCATATTGTAATACTAAATGGCCTACTCTTCTGAAATTCGTGAAGCCGCTAAGCGGCTTTATTTACGCCACCACACGCCCGACGAAATACGGGCAGAACTGGCGTTACCTAATAACCGTGTAATTTACTATTGGGCCGATAAATACAATTGGCGCGATATGCTGCGCGAGGAAGATGTAGACGAAGCTATTGCGCGGCGCATTTTAATACTTACCGACGTTAGCGACAAAACAGGCAACCAAATAAAAGAGCTAGACATGCTGATAGAAAAGCACGTTAAGCTTAAAAAGCAGCGTGTTGATCAAGCTAAAAAAGCAGCCCAGGCTAACGAGCCACCAAGCACTAATAAAGGCGGTAACAAAAACAATAATAGCGAAGGTGGTAAAAGCAAAGGCCGTAAGCGTAAAAACGATGTTAGCCATTTAACCGAAGAGGACTTTGGTACTTGGTTTGATTCGCTGTTTGAATACCAAAAAACGATGCACGACAACTTGCATCAACGTATTCGTAATATTTTAAAAAGCCGCCAAATTGGGGCTACTTATTATTTTGCGGGTGAAGCGTTTAAAGATGCGGTTTTAACGGGCGACCCACAAATATTTTTATCGGCTAGCCGTTCACAAGCTGAGGTGTTTCGTAGCTATATAATTGCTATTGCACATGAGTTTTTTGAAATAGAGCTAACCGGCAACCCAATTACCCTACACACTAAACATGGTGATGCCGAGCTGCGGTTTTTAAGTACCAATAGCAAAACGGCGCAAAGTTACCACGGCCATGTTTATGTAGATGAGTACTTTTGGATAGGTAAGTTTAACGAGCTAAACAAATTAGCCAGCGCCATGGCCACACATAAAAAGTGGCGTAAAACGTATTTTTCGACCCCTTCTACTAAAGCGCACCCGGCTTATACATTTTGGACTGGTGATCATTGGCGACAAGGCCGCGCTGAGCGCGAAGAAATTGAGTTTCCTACGTTTGTTGAGCTGCAAGATAACGGTAGGCTGTGCCCCGATAAACAATGGCGCTATGTAGTTACCATTGAAGATGCGCTGCGCGGTGGTTGTGAGCTGTTCGACATTGACGAGCTGCGCGACGAATACAACGCCGATGATTTTAATAACCTGTTTATGTGCATATTTGTGGACGATGCCGACAGTATATTTAAATTTAGCGACCTTGAAAAATGTATGGTTGATGCTACCCGCTGGCAGGATCACAAACCCAATGCGGTACAGCCATTTGGTAACCGCGAGGTGTGGCTGGGGTATGACCCTTCGCGCACCCGCGATAATGCCGCATTAGTAGTGGTTGCCCCGCCCGAAAAAGCTGGCGAAAAATTTAGAATACTGGAAAAGCATTATTGGCGCGGTATGAACTTTTCGCACCATGTAAGCGAAATTCAAAAAATATATGCCAAATACCGCGTTACTTATATTGGTGTAGATACCACCGGCATTGGCGCGGGGGTGTTTGACTCTATAAGTACCTTATACCCGCGCGAAGCTACGGCCATACATTACAGCGTAAGCAGCAAAACCCGCTTAGTACTTAAAATGATTGACCTGATTGAAGGCGGCCGTTTGGAGTGGGACGCCCAACATAAAGATATTGCTATGAGCTGCCTTTCAATACGCCGCACCAGTACCGACTCGGGCGGTGCTATAACGTTTAAAGCGAGCCGCGATAACACCATAGGCCATGCAGACGTATTTTTTGCTATTAGCCACGCTGTTATTAACGAACCCCTTAACCATGCACATAAGAGAAAATCACGATGGATAATGCAGAATTAGACCAAACCGCTGAGCAGTTAACAGACCAGCCACACGATCAACCAGATAATAAAAATGCGCCCGTTGTGTTTGGCTTGCCTGAGCAAGTAATGCCAGATATGTGGCTAACCGATTACGACTCGCTTTTTTATAACGATATGGATAATTATTGGGAGCCGCCAGTAGACCGCCATTTATTAGCAAACTTAACACGGCGTAATGCCCAGCACGGCGGCATAGTGCAAAGCCGTGCCAATATGGCGGCTAGCCGTTTTATTAGTGGCGGTATGAGTGCACAGCAAGTACAAGCAGGCTTTTTAAACTTGGTGCAATTTGGTGATGTGGCACTACTTAAAATACGTAATGGCTTTGGGCAAATTGTAAGGTTGTTTCCGCTGCCTAGTTACCGTACTCGTGTTGGTGGTGATGGTGGCGCGGTGGTGCTTGAGCGTAATAGCCAAGTTAAAAAATATAAAAAGCGCGATATTATTTGGGTTCGCCAGTACGACCCAGTGCAGCAAGTGTATGGTTTGGCCGATTACTTAGGGGGCTTACAAGCCACGTTATTAAATGAAGACGCTACGCTATTCCGCCGTAAGTATTTTTTAAACGGTGCGCACATGGGTTTTATTATGTACGCGACTGATCCTAACTTAGACGCTGACGTTGAAGAAGAACTACAGCAAAAAATTTCAGACAGTAAAGGCGTGGGTAACTTTCGCTCGTTGTTTGTAAACATACCCAACGGTAAAGAAAAAGGCTTACAAATAATTCCTGTGGGTAACTTTGAAAGTAAAGACGAGTTTATGAATGTTAAAAACGTATCGGCGCAAGATATATTAAACGCCCACCGTTTTCCGCCGGGCTTGGCGGGTATTATTCCGGCCAACAATGCAGGCCTTGGCGACCCAACTAAATACGACGCCATGTATTTTAAAAACGAGACTAAACCGCTTATTAAATTAATGAGTGATGAAGTAGCAAGGGATCCTGAAATAGGCAGTAAGTTACAGCTAAATTTTGATTTAGAGCCCAGCGCGTAAAGCGTAGTACTGGCTATGCTGCGCATCGTGCGCTTTTATTTTTTCGACTAATTCGGCATAGGTATTTAAGGTTTTTAATGCTCGCGTTAAATTTGGCGCGGGTACGTTATTTAACAGTGCTGCATGGGTTTTGCTTATGCCTTTTACTAGATGATCGCTCGCGGCGGCTTTTATGTCGGCACTTTTAATTTTACACATAGCGAATAACCAATCTAATCGCTCTTGGCTTTGTGACCCTTTATATAAATATTGCATGCTAAAACCCTCAAATTACTTATCACTTAAGTGATAATTAATTTATTTTAGGTATATTGCGGCTATTTGTAAATGCTTATTTGTTATGCACAAATACACTGTATATAATGACAGTGTACTTTATTAACGATTGGTGAATATTATGGCGCGGGTTACTTGTCCGAATTGCGAAGCTAAAGCTACGATTACATCGCGTGAAACGCAAAGTGCGCACGTAGTAAATTTATATTGCTCTTGCACTAATACTCGCGAGTGCGGGGCAACGTTTCGCATTACCCAATCGTTTGATCACTTCTTAAACCCTCCGGTACAAAGCACACAACAATTAGCGGCAGCGCTTATTAAAAATTTACCTCGAGAACAACAGTTAGAGTTAATTGGGCTTTAAGCCATAGTATTTATAAACATCTGATATCTTAGATTCGAGTTTACAACGCATTAATAACACCTTTGAAATGTGTTCTTTATCGCTTTCTATTACATTTACAACATAACGTGAGAAAAAAGGATAAGTGCTAAAAGCCATTTTTAAACGAAGTTCTAGTTCTTCTAGTTTTTTAGGTTCTGATTTTATGTATTCAATTTGAGCTTTATACAAATGAATTATCATACATATTAATAAATTAAGTTCTTCATAGCTATCTTCATAATTACTTTTCAAACCACCTAATTTATTTAAATATCCAGTTTTAGTCTCAAGCTCTTTCCTAATTATGCTTAGTTCATCTATATTTTTTAATATTTTAGTAATGGTTTCATTGTTGATTGCCTCACCATTCCTTATTACCCTTAACGAATAAACCCCATGGTGTAAACAGGAATTCATGCTATTTACTAGTTTAGGAAGTATCTCAAACTCAATTTCTGATTGAATATCTAATAGTCTATTTTTTTTGTGCTGCACTTTACTTCTTTCATATGCAATAAAAGCAATGATCACACCAATAACAGTAAACAAGCCACCTAAGAAACTTGCTATATTATTAAACTTTTCAGCTGACCCATTTGGGTCAATAAAAATAACAATACTACCTGAAATACCAAATATCACAGCCCCCACTAAAATGTAAAACTCCCAATAAGGGGATTTTAAATTATCTAAACATTTATCTAACCACTTAAGCATTCCGTTGAATCCATTTTTAAAATTGCGTATCTATATAACATTCCGGTGTAAATAAAGTCTATGAATTTCAGGCATAAAAAAGGCCGACATCCCATGTCAGCCTTTTTTATGATTTGAAGTTTTTAACTTTAATAGTCACTTTTAAAGATAGTGTTCATAATGTCACCTGCTGTTTTGGTTGTGGTCTGTTAGTTACTGTAAATACGTTGGCGCTAGGTTCTTGCTGATAGCCGGTGCAAATTTCGGTAGCAAATACGCTGTTTTTGTTTTTTCCGCACTGGCCGTATTGGGTTTTAGGCGCGGGCTTATCGAATTTTGTAACAAACGGGCTGTGCTGATCCTCTGCAAAACCTTTTGGGCAAAATGCCTGGCAACTAATACATGCCTTTGGCATGAGTACCTTTGAAATTTGAATAGTCATATTTTCTCCTACGCCATTAAATCCAGTGCCCACCAATCGTTGTCGCTGATTGCTGATGCACTGCCTTGTTTAACCAAATTAACTAGGTCCCAATCGCCAATAGTGACTAGTCCGCGTTCGTTGGTGGTGTTATTAAGTGATTTACGTCCATCGAGCTGCGCGTATTTATAAGCAAGCTCTACAAAATCGCGTGCTTGTTGCCAATGCGCGTCGGTTATGTGCCAGCTAGCTGATTTTTGCGCGAGTGTTTGCGCTCGGTATTCAATATCGAGTTGCTTGTTTTGCTTAAGCTGGGCGTTTTCGTCTAATGTATGTAACTGCCCATCGCGAATTTGATAAATTAGCCCGTTTCTACTGATCCTTTTTCCGCTATTTAGATCACTTACCAGATCATCAAGGTCGGTTTTTGATAAACCCACGGCATCAAGTAACAACTCAGCTCTAGAGCCTGCGGCGATAGGCGTACAGTTATTACCACTAGTCCAAGATAGGTCGGCTGCGCCGACGTTGGTGCTAGCCTTAGCACTGAGTTTTTCGGCTGTGCCCTTGAGCTGTCTTGTCCATTCGATAAGGCGCGTTTTTAAGCTGGTGTCGGCAATTACGTTATGCACGTTTTCTAGCGTGCGCTTAAGCACGGCTTTGTAGTCAGTATTAGTAAGCACGCCCTTAATGCGGCGCACTACTTCGGCGTAGTCGTTGCCTTGCGGGGTTAGCTCGTACATTGATTTAAAGTTAGCAGCGCGGCCAATACACATGCCGCCCTGTAATTTTACGTAGTCTTTCCAGTTGGCAGTGTCGGCAGCGTGGCGAATAGGCTCTATGGTCTCGTCGCTTATTGCTTTGCCTTTTGGCAGGCGGCGCAATTCACGATACACGGTAACGCTTGGTGAACCTTGAAATTGAAACTGGCGAATATTCCACGTACTAGCCCAGGCTAAAACGGGGTTAGCTTGCTCTTGCAGGTTTTCGCCTGTTTCAGCATCTTCATGATCGCCCAGCATGTAGCCATCAATATTTTTACTAATGTATTTAGCAATGTAGCTGGCCGCACTGCCCTTGCTTTTATCCATTGTTATGGCGTCAAAGCGTGGGCTAAATGTACGATAAAACTTACTAGGCGCTTTGGCTTTTTTGCCTTGGCTTTTTTTAAGGCCCCACTCGCGGCGCTTTTGTTTGTAGGTTTTAAACAGCTCGCTTTTTTTAGTGCCTGCACGATAGCTCACGCACTTTTCAACGGTTTTAACGTGTACGCCATGGGTGTTTATATCTACCCATTCGGTAACTACTTTGGCGCGAGTTGCTACTGGGCCGTAGTAATCGTAAAGCTCTGTTTTGTCTTCTTGAATAAAGTACCAACGCAAAATAGCGTTTACTTCTTGCAGTTTGTTTTTTGGCATAAATAACATCATGTGCCAATGCGGGCAGCCGTCGGCATGTGGTTCTACAACACGCACGCCAAAATACTTAAGGCCACGGCGGTTTAATTTAGAGCGAGCACGCGCCCATGTTTGGGTTAAATAGTTTTGCGCGTCTTTTGGGGTTTCGCCGCTCCACTTGCTTGAGTTGGCATGAAAACGCGACGGGCACGTAATAGTGTAAAAAACACCTACGTAACCCATTTCGTCGGCTAGCTCTTCGGTTTCGCGTATACGTAGCATTAATTCGTTACGGCGGTTGGCTGGGTTTGCCATGCCGCTTTTAACCGCCTCAATTAAACTTATTACGTCGCCATCGCTGCTTTGTAATTCCATCATTTCTAAAAACTGGCGGCCGCTGGCTTGGGCAAAGTTAAACTCACGCTGCGCTTGTTTTGACGAGTACGGGCTAATGCCTTTACGTTTAAACTTTTTGCTTTTTTTGTCGTGGTATAGGTCTTTGCCCACTTGGCCGGTGGCAATTTCTAGCAATTCTAAAAACTGGCGGCGTAGGGTTTTTAATTGGCGCGCCCACCACTTGTCGCACTGCATTTTAAGTAGTGCAATTTCGTAGCATTCAGTTGGTAAGCTTTCTTCGCGCATAGCGTAAAAGGGTACGTTAGCACCCACAGCTTTAGCGTGATCAGCTATTGCATCGTAGGTTAACGATACTATTTTTTCATAAGGTAGGTGCTGGTGCTCTTCGCTTACATCAAGCGCAATTTGCAGGCATTCAATAGCCAGCGTATTTGCATGCTTTTTGGTTTTTTCAATACTGCTTAAAATATGCCATGGCAATGGCATATTTTGAGTAATACTAAACAACACGCCAAAGCGTGGCTTTAAACGACCAATAACACGGCGCAACCATGTATTAGCGCGGTATTCGCTACCCGCCTTTTTTTGGTTATAACGGTCAATATATTTGCGGGCCATTCTGCTTTGCAGCGGAACAGGCACAGCCTGCAGGCCGCGCGCTAAAAAGTTACGGTTATCAATATCGCTAATAGACGTAATTAAGCCCTCGGCTACGCTAGATAGTCTAAGGGCTTTTAGGTCAATTGGTTTCGGGTTAGCCACGGCTTACAGCTCTATTTCCAATGGTTCGCCACCAATTTGGGCGGCATTTAATGCAATGCTCATTTGGCTGTAAACGCCTTCAAAATTAACGTCGTCATCTGCAATCATTTTCACTATCGGCAACAGGTCGGTTAACGTGTCTTCGCACTGCATTAGCATGCCAATGGTGCTGCGCTTGTTTAAATTGCGAATTGCAAAATTAACTTGCTCAATAGCGTGTAAAACAATGCTAAGTAGTAATTGCTTATTTTTAGAGTGATCTTGGTCTTTGATAGTGGTCATTTTTTTAGTGTCCTTGGGGGTTAAAATGGAATGTCGTTTAAAAATTCGGTTAGGTCTGGCTCGTCAGGGCTTATCGGGTCGATGTTGTGGTATGCATCTAAAAGCCTCACATCGTTATCAAGCTGAATATCGAACTCAGCCATTGAGTAGGCGTACCAGCTGTTTGAGCTATAACGACCAAGCGCATTTATGCGCTTTGCAATTTTCGGCGCGTACTTTTTTAAGTCGCATAATGCATTTACCGCTTTTTGAAAATCACACTTTGCTATATCGCGCTCTTTTCTGTGTGCGTTGTAATAGCCAAGTGCCGCTTTTGCTTTTGGGTGTAGTTTCATTACTTCACTACTCCAAGCGCTGAGAATATGGCGCGGAACTCGTCTGTTCTATCGCCAAGGTAAGTAATAAAACAGCCTTTTGGTGCGCCCTTTTTTACGTTGCCTTGCGCATCGTTAAAGTGTGTTCTGCCATCAATAAAGCAGCTTAAACCTGCTTTTAATAACTTTTGGCACCATGCTTCTGAGCTATTAACAAAGGTGATGTTCATTGCTTCTTTAAAGTTACCTTGCGCATATTGGTCTAGGTAATAGTCAATCCAATCGCCGTTGCTTGCTATGCCTTCGGTAATGCAGTGGCCGCGATATTTACTATAACTAGGGTCGTTACACACTTTTTTAACGCACTTTGGCTTGCAGGCTATTTCACCTTTATTGAATGGGTGATTTAACCAAACCCTGTTTGCTATCCAATTTCGTGTTAATGCATCGTCTTTTTCGGTTAAGTAACACGTTGCTTTTACTGACTCGTTAGCCACCGCGCAACTTGCTGGGTCTAAATCAATAACCGGAAACATTTGGTGCACATACTGCAAAACTTTAGCGGGCGTGTAGAACTCAACATTGCCACTGTCTTGGTTTATTAGCTGGTCGGGAGTCATGATCAGCCCTTAGTAATGGTTAAATGTGAATAATTGGTATTGGCAGGCTCAACCGGTGCATGCTGCACAAACTTAGCGGGGGCCATGGCGTTAGCGTCGGTAAATGCTTTTACTAATTGCTCCATTTGCAAAATGGCCTTGTGTATTTTTAAGCGGGTTTCTGCATCAAAATTAGCAAAGCCACTTTCTAAATGGTGGCGCTTTAAACCTGCTGCAAAACATACCAATGTGCGCTCTTGTGGGCTTAATACTTTGTTGTAAACGTATTCTGGCGTGTGGCGCTCGCTGCCCATTAATGCTTTTATTTCGGCTAAGCCTTTTGGTATGTGGCGGCCAGTTACTGCTTTTAGTGGCGCTTGGCTTGGGTAGTTAATAGCTGTGTTTGCCATGTTAATTAACTCCTTGCTGACTGCGTGTTGCTGCATTTAGGTAATTAGTTGCTTGTGTTTTTAACCAGAAAACTGCTTTTTGTATTGTTTGGTACTCGTCGCCATTGCAATAAACCGGTAAGTCAAAATCACCAACACGCGCTTGAAATACTGGGTCAAAACCAAACACCGCTTTGCGGGTGGTAATTTTGCAGCTCAATAAATAGCGGCATTGCTCTGCTAATGTTTTAAAGCTGCTTAACGTTTCACGACTAAATACTTGGTATGTGCTCATTGCCCTGCTCCTAGTTATTCACGTTTTGTTGGTACTTGGTTCTAAATGCTATTAGCTCGTTTATGCGGTAGTAGTTGCTTTTGCCAAATTGCACCGGCTTTGGAAACCCAGCCATTTTATTGAGTTTCCAAAACTTGGCGTGGGCACAGCCTAAAACTTCCATGGCTTCTGCACTGTTTACTAAGCGGTCTTTTTGCTCTTCAAGCTCAGCGCGCAATTGGTTGTTTTCTTGTAGTAGTGCAAACAACATTGCTTTTGCGTCTGGGTGAATATCGAGCATAATTATTTGCTGTTCATTGCTCATGCTGCGCTCTCCTTGTCGGTTTTTACGTGGTCGGCTAGTAGCTCATCTATTGTTACTTGGCCGTTTGTTAGTTCTGAAATACGGGTAATGTATTTCGCTGGGGCTTGGCCGTACTTATTCATCCAATCCCACACAGAAGCTTGTTTTACACCTAGGGCGTTGCCTAACTTGGTTTGCCCGCCATAGATTTTTACAGCTTTAGCGATGTTATTCATAATTCAACGCCTTTATTACAGTTTGTAGCTGTATTAAATACAGTTGCAGCGTGGTTGTCAATACCTGTTTTAGCTGTAAAATAGTTATAAGCTGTAATTTGACTGTATTTATTTAACTTAATTAACTGTTTTTGATAAGAAGGGACTACTTATGAGCATTGGAAAAAGAGTAAAAGAAAGAAGAAAAGAACTAGATTTAACTCAAGTTAAGCTTTCAGAAATGATTGGGATAGCTCAGCAATCACTCCAAAGGATTGAAGATGGAACAACTAAAACTACTAAAAAAATAAATGAACTAGCAAAAGCGTTACAGTGCACTCCTGAATTTTTGCAATTTGGTGTAATTGAAAACATAAATAGTAACGTTTCGCCAGGACCAGCAATTAAGGCAACTGCCCCGCTTATAAGCTGGGTACAAGCAGGTGCATGGTCTGAAATTAGCGAAATTAAAGCCTATGATGCCGAACGCTTTATGTGCCCAGTTAATTGCAGTGATCTAACGTTTGTATTGAAAGTGCAAGGCGTGAGCATGGAGCCTAAATTTTATGAGGGCGATTTAATTTTTGTGGACCCTGAAGCCGAGTGCATACACGGTTCGTACGTAGTAGCGCGTTTAGATGACAACAACGAAGCCACCTTTAAACAGCTTATAATTGAAAGCGGCCAAAAGTTTTTAAAAGCAGCTAACCCTAACTGGCCAGAACAACTAATAGCAATAAACGGCAACTGTACGTTGGTAGGTAAAATAATATTTGCAGGTAAGTCGTTTTAGTTTGCTAAATTGCAGGCACAAAAAAGCCCGCTAAGTGCGGGCTGTTTGTTTGGTGTTTATTTATATCCATCCATTAAGAACTAGTAGCGTAACAGCTCCTTCTTTAATGGCTGGGTTAGCGCCTGTTTCTGATGGGCTGCCATCAAAAGCTTTATCTAATTCTTTTGCTAGGCCATTAGCAAATGGCTTTATGTCGTCAACGCTTTTAATTTTATTGCTGATTTTTGGCTTTAATTTACCATCTTTCCATACTGTATAAATTATATCTGCGCTTGCTGATAGCTTTTGTGAGTCGGTTGCTTTGTGCCAATCAGATGCTTTTTTTGATACTAGCTCTGTTGCGCTACTGTCATACCAGCTTGGTAATGCTACTTGTTCATTGTTGCTACTTCCATTACCCATGATAGCTGCAATTATAAGCAACACAACGCCACCGATGATACTGGATTTTGGCGTTAGCTCTTTATATTCTTTGCCTTTTTTTTCTGCGCTTTCTTTGCTGTTTTTATTTATTTTATTTAACAACGGCGGTATTAAAAAACCAATTGCTAGCACACAAACGAACCCGGCTAAAAACTCGCCTTTGTCGAAGTACATACCCACAAAGCCAATTGCTACAATACCTAATACCCAACCAATAATTTTTAACATGCCTAATCCTTTTATTTTCCATAATATTGCAAACTTATATACTAAGTTACCGTTAAGGTTAAAACAAGGTTGGGCCGTTTGGCCCGAGGTGACATTTATACCGGCACAAAAAAGCCCGCTTGGCGGGCTATATTAATTAACTAAGGTATTGGCAAACTTGTGCATCTCTAACCTTTGCTTACTAAACCATTCATCTACTTTAGAGGGCTCGTTCTTGATAGCCTTAATTAGCTCTAGACCTTGAGACATACTTAAAGATTCTGTAGAAGCATTACTTTGATTTTGATTTTGTTTTTTAACATTATTTTTTTCTTTCATAAATCTACCCATCCTTATTCTGCATCATTTTCAATCAACACATTGTGACTTAAAAATGTTTCTACTGATGATAAGTATATGGCAAGGTGCTTAGAAATAATAGTAAGAAAGCGCAAATCTCTTTCTTTTATGAATTGCTCCGGTTTAGCACTCGTTAGAACTAATACTCCTAACGGCTTCATATCATTTTCAAGCATTTCTCCATTATCATCACATCTAAGTATAGGTATTGATATAAAACTTCTATAATTAGAACCATCGCTACTCGTATAGCTTGGGTTAAGCTCACTACTCATTGTGATATCAGGACAAAACTTTGCCTCTTTGTGTAAAAATGCTAGCCCAACATGTCCATGCCCTGGTTTCCAATTTCTATTCCTTTGAGGTAAGCGGCTATCACAATCCCTCCAAACAATACCTAAATCATCATCGTCAGCATCATAAAAATATAAAGCCACATTATACTTCCCTTCAGATTTGAAGCCAAATAACGACTCTCGTTCAATAATAAGTGGTTGCAATATTGGACTTAATGAGGTTGTTACTTTATTCCAAAAATCATCTTCTGTGACATTTTTATCATCAATTTCCATTTTCTTTAAGTCACCTATTGCTATATCTGTAGCATGCGCAGATAAGTAAAGGCTTGATATTTGATTGCTATATAAATCAGTTATCCTCCTAAGACCTAATTTATTTTGTGCTAACTCACTTCTTAATTTTCCAACTTCTTGATCTTTTTGATGCTTCATGTCTACGATTTCAGCATATAAAGACTCTTTTTTACTATATTCATGGCTTATATATGATAGAAAAATATGTACTATTATAAAACCAACTATGACTATACAAATAAGTGCGATTACTAAACCGCCTAAATCATCTTTTTTATCAGAAGTGAAATAAGTAGCTGCAACACCTATTATGATAGGTGCTATTAAAGTAAACCAAACCTGAGAAAATGTGACTGTTCTCTCAACTATTTTCTCGGTAATGTTATTATTTTTTTTTGCGGCTGCAGACAGTCTATCTAATTGCTCTTCACTCGACGACACTTTAATCCCTTAATATATCAACACATTGTTAAATGTTTTAGTTATCTATTTATAATTAATAATATGGATATACCACAGTTTGCTACCTTTATTAGTGGGTCAATACAACCAGCATATTAATCAATTACATTTAGATAAAGAGTGCAAGTATTTGTTCCCAATTTTCTCGATACTTATCTGCAACCTCTGGTGTTATCTTAAATAAGGGGGCTGTGGAGTCCCAATTGACATTATCTTTGACGTACTGACTAGGAATAATGAATACCTCAGGGGCCTTGTCGAAATCCTTCCAAATATTACAAAAAACGAAGAAAAAATTATTGGAAGCACTCGGCGCGTTCTTTCCAACCATCCACTGTCTAGGCTGAGACTTTCCTTGAGAGGTTTTAACCTGAATGCTAACAACGCTTTTTCCATCGTCGGTAACAAGAATATCTACGCCTTTTGCTCCATTGTTCATAAGAGCACAAGATAACCCTCTTCGGGATAAATTATATGAGACGAAGTATTCGCCCGAGTCACCAATAAGTTTGTTGTTCAAAGTAGCTCCTAAGATTTTAATTAATTGAATAAAAATTATTTACAGACTTAAAATTATCTACCTAATATATAAGCACAATGGATCATTTAAAATCACTGTCATTTGCAAATAAATATTATAGATTTATTTTGTTAGGGTTTATTTCCATATAGCCAAATTAAAGCCTTGCATCATCTGATGATTGGAACTTATACGACTGCTAGTAATATTATGTTGGCGAATAAACTTTTCATAATTCATATCAATTCTGTCTATCACTCTTCCAAAAACGACGATCTGTTTATCTGACTTTTCGATTTTTGTAACTTCATATAGAACTGGGATATTGCGTTTCACATTAATTACAGCGGCTTTATCTCCGACTGTTATATCTTGAATTTCACTCCATCCCTGTTGACCATTTTCTAAATCAAAAATCGCTCCAATCCCAAATAAATCTTTATGAACATAACTTGGATCTATAGCTGAAAACAGGTAATTCATTACATATTCCTTTACAGTAAGTATTTAACGAGAGATATTAGAAGTTAACAACACTTTAACCTCTTTTCCGACTATATACTATTTGATATTACTACACTTTATGATTCAAAGTTAATTGCTCTTTACAAATTCATTTTCTATCGCCTTATCTATGAATTGGCAATATAGTTCGTACCCTTCAGCCTGCTCTTTTATCCAGTCGTGTTTGTTATAAATTGCCATTACTCCACGCATTGTGTGGCCTAGCATTTTTTCTGTTACGTGTGGCGCTATGCCGTTTTCGCTGAGTAATGTTGATATTGAACGGCGGGCGTCATGTGGTAAAAACTTGGGTGTTTTGTACTTAGTAAACAAGTGATCCCACATTCTGCAGCAGTAACGGTTTATGCTGTGGGTGGTTACTGGTTTGCGCGGGTTATTGCCCGGTATTAAATAGCCGCTTTTGCCGTAAACCATGGCAAGTGTATTTAATATGCTGTGCATTTTTTTAGATATTGGCCTGCGTATGGCTTGGTTTGTTTTTGAGTTTTCGGGCGGTACTGTCCAAATGTTGTTATCAAAGTCGAAATGCTCCCACTTGGCCAAGCGAACTTCTGATTGCCTAGCGCCTGTTATATAAATTAATTGCAAACATGCTTTGGTAGCTGGCGTGGCTTTTGAGCTTTCTATTTGTATCCACAGTTTTGCTATTTCATCAAAGCGCATTACGCGCTGGCCTATTGTTGCTTGTTCGCCTACGTCGTTTACGTTTAAGGTTAGTACTGGGTTAAATGGTTTTGCTTCACCGCGTTTTTCGGCCCAGCCTATTATTGATTTTATGCGCACTAATATTGTGCCGGCAGTTTTGGCGCTGCCTTGCTCTTTAACTTTATCAAAATAAATAAACCAGTCTTTTATGGTCATTAGGTCGAGTGGCATTGCTTCGTCATTTAAAAGCGGCACTATCCATTTGCCCACTTGGTTTGTGTATAAAGTTTGGGTTTTTTCTTTTAGGTCGGGTACTTTTTTATTTAACCAGTCGGTTGCCACTTTTGCCATTGTTGGCAAACCTTTGGCTTGGTTACGCATAAGCTTTAGTTCGGTTCGTGGGTCTTTATCCTGGCTTAGCCAGTTTTGAAGTAGTGGTATGTAGTCTTGCGCTTCTTTTATACTTAGCCCTGGATAACGTCCAAGCGATATTATTACTTGTTTGTTATCCACGCGACAACGATACTGCCAAGTGATTGTGCCTTTGGCTGATACTCTTACACTTAAACTGTCTCTATGCGATAATACGCACGGTGTTTGATTTTTATCTAGCAGCTTTCTTAATTTGGTGTCACTGATTGCCAT